CAGAATACAAACTACCATTTACTATAGTTGCTACCGCTGTTGCTCCTGTACCATCACCGTTAATCACTACTGTTGGTGTCTGTGTATAGTTGTAGCCAGCAGTTATAATTGAAACTGTATCTACACCGCTTGTTGAATCTGGAACTTCCTCAATGTAAACACCAGAAATAGTATTTCCTGAACTTGAAGGATCAATAATTGTCATGTCAGGTGAACTGAACAATGAACTACCATAAAGTCCACGTTTGAGTTCCGTGTTGTAATATAAATTGTATGTTACTGCGGTGCCTAATGTTGGGTAGAATTTCTTTTGTAAATTAATATCAAAATTTGATGAAGTGATTGATGGATTGGCATTGTTTATTGCTGTGTATACTTCATATGGATTGAAATCTGAATTGAATGTGTTTAGATATGTTGACGCATAGTTGTATATCGATGTTTGCACCGCATTTTCTATATCACTTGGTGTTAATGTTGTTTGTGATTGTTGGAATATTACATTTGCATTGATTTGTATAAATATATAATCAGGATCTACAATTACTGGTGTCACAGTCAGTACCGAAATTGGTTTAACAACTTGTTCCAGGATCAATTGTTTCTGTGTTTGTGTTAGATCATAAGCACCTGCTGGTTTAAGTGAAACAAACACTTGTCCATAGACTGGAGGATCATTTTCTTCACCACCCCATACCGATACTGCATCAAATTGGATGCCTAGATTGTTCTGTTGAATCGCTGTAATGTAATCATTTTTACTTACAGCACGGCCTTGTGCGGCAAATGCTTTAGGTGCTTGGAACTTAATCGAATCAATGGATTCTTTATCCTTACCTAGTGATGCCGCTTGCACAGGAGTTACAATTGAGTTGTTACTTCCTGCGATTGAGTCCATCAGAACAAAGTTATTTGAGTATGCACCAGCAGTACCTGAAGTGGAAACATATGTCAGTTTGACGATATTTCCATCAGACAATTGATTGCCTAATACACCATCACCGAAGTAAACTTGGTAGTTACCATTTGTCGCCTCCTGTAGGAAATATACTGTGTCAGTTGGTCCTAAAGATAGGTAATCGGTGGACAGGTTATACACTTGTGAGCTTGTGTTGCTGTTTGATTGTTGTACAACAACTTGTAGTGTGCTGGTATCAACATTTGGATCAGGTATCTCAAAAATATACTTGGGATTAACTGATGAATTTACCGTAAAGGTAAAATTTTGAACAACACCTTGCTTTAGTTCAATATTGTTGAAAGTGGCCGTGTTGCTTGTAACGGATGTTGTAGCTGATGTAAGTGTAACAAAATTATAGTTTACACCGTTAATAGATTCACCTAAAAAGTTTGTGTATTTTGGTATAGTAATTGATGGTGTAGTAACATTTGTTAATGTCACATTTACGACACCAACAGGACCAATAGCTGATTGTGGCACATAGTTCAATAACTTAGCATGTGAAACCACAGAAGAACGCTGTAATGCTGAGTCCAGGAACATCTCATTTGCCACCATGTTCAAGTAGAAAGCGTTGTATTGTGTGTTGTACGCTAGAATGTCCAACAAAGTAGACATGTTGGAACCTGCAAAGTTATAATCTTTGAAGGTGTTGGCATTAGGATTTGTTGAAGACTGTAAGTAACTAATAAAGTTTTGCTTGATACTAGCAAAATCTAAATTCGCTACTTGTATATTAGTGTTAGATGCCATTATCTGGACCTTTGCAGAAGAATATTAATGTTGGATGCTGTTGTATTGTTTCCAATAAAAACACTTAAAGCCACATTGAATCCGTTACCATCGTTATTTAATGTAACATCCAATGTATTTAATATTGCTCTTGGTTCATAATTGGCTAATACATTTTTTATTTCATCGGCAATAATGCTTGCTGTAACAACTGTTGCAGGCTCAAAAAGTATTTTTGATAAGTTTGAACCTAAATTTGGGTCAAATGGCTTATCGTAGTAGTTTGTCAATAGCAAATTTCGTATAGAACTGATTACGGCCTGGTCGTCATAACGTATGGCAACATCTTTTGTTACCGGTGTCTTATTGAACGTTAAGTCCAAGTCTGCGTATATTTTCTGTGAAGTTGCCATCTTCTATTTATTGTCTTAGGAATTGATTCTTGATATAATTTTTGGTGTTCCAATGTAATTATTCAGCAAATAACTCTCGGTTGAACCAATTTGGCTGAATTGTGCAACATTGGCATAATCAGCCATTACGTTCTGGGAATTGTTAAAAAACTGTTTATCTTGTGCTGGATAATAGATCATTATGTTGGCAATCTGCGAAATTGTGTTCTGTAATGACTGTGCTGTAGATAAACTAACATTAGAATAGCCAGGATTGGTAACACTATTTGCTAAGTTTGCAGTTAAAACTTGTAAACTGGTTGCCAAAGGGTTCAATGTATTTGCCAGTGTAATACTGATAAAGTTACCCATAATTGGTGAATTGTTCTGTACACCATCGGTCTGATATGTCAAATAGGACATCATTTTACCAACGCCCATAGCTGTTTTGTAGTGTGGTGTTGACATATCCGAACCAACATCCACCACATTTGATTGTCTGTTTGTCGTATACAAGTATGTATTTGCAGCCGATGCTGATACTGTATGTGAGTTTGAATTTATGGCCTGTAGGCAAAGGTTGATACTTGATGTGTTGCTTTTTAATCCCAACGATGTTGCATACAATGTATTTGCCGTATTCCAAATTGATTGTGCTACTGCACCAACTGGATTCTGAAAGTAACCACTTGTATCAGAATTCGCAATATCTTGGGTTTGCCAAGAGTTTGTTAATGTTGGAACCATAGCCATGCCATTGGCAACATTACTACTATATGGTGTGATAATATTGTTTGTTGTTGGATCGCTTGAATTGAAACCTAATCTTCCGTATACGCTACTCATAATATATTACTCCTGTGTTTCTGGTGTTGGAGTTGGTCCGCTCACACCTGCTGGTGTTGGGTGAACGTGTGTGTCAAAAATTAAACTGTTGATAACATCGAACCCTAGGACTGACGATGATACACCAAATAGTCCTAGAGGTGCTGAAATTGATGTGAGAGAGTTAATTGGTCCTGATGCATTTATGGATAGTGGCACCGCTGCTGGTATACCAACCGCAATACCACCCAATTCTGTTACAAAACCATTTACACCTGCTGACATACCTAAAACCGCATCGACACGGCCAAGAGAGGTAATTTTTGTGGCAATAAACTCACTTGATGTACTCAAATCACAATCGAAATAACCATATCCACCACCAACTCTAAAGCCAGATAATGGTGTTGTGCCTGCATTTATTGTGGTATCACCTGATGAGGTCATTGTAATTTGGTTTTCAACAACCATAGAATAGTTGCCTTTAACGTGACACTCATAGTTGCCTTGGATCTGTTCTATCTTATCACCTGCAACCTGTAAATATGCATCTCCATCCACATAAATCTGACAATTTCCAGTTACATAGACTTTCTTATCTTTAACTGTAATCTCATAACCGTCACCATATACCTTATGAACCTCATCACCATTAGGGTGCATTTCGATGAATGTGCCTGTGCGGTGTTGCAGTCTAACCCTTTCACGTTCTGGAGTGTCATCCAGTTCAAATTGGTGACCGCTTCTTGTGATTGTTGCTTGATTATAAGGGAAAATAGGTGGATTAGCCGTATTTGCCGCAGACGGTGGCTCAATAAACGGCTTAAAGAAGTCTGGTGGTGGTGCGTAATCTGCCATTATATAATCCTAATCATGGTTTACTTGAGTTGGCTTTTTTATTATCAAAAGTTCCACTCAATGTGCTTTGTGCTGAAGAAACTTTATCTGAAATTGCACTTGCGATACCTGCTGTACTTGCTGTAAGGGGATTTGATACAGCATTCACGAAATCATTATTCAAGCCAACTTGCTGAGAAGATTGTGCGGTCAATGATTGATTCAATTGACCTGTTAATTGTTGTGTTATGGCTGTTTGTCCTGATTGTACAGCAGTTTTTATTTGATTGCCAAAATTTTTAAGTGAGTTTTGGAAGTTAGTCAAACATGATTGTACAATCTTTTTGATTTCTGCTGGTAGAGTTTCAATCCATTTAATGATTGCTTGAATGTCTTGTATCAAATAATAAACAAATGCGGCATCATATATGTATTGTGCAATTTTTTTCAACTTTTCATTGATTTCCCGTACAATTGCTTTATAAGAAGAAAATGCAGAAGAAAATACACCTGAATCATCAAGATTAAGAGACACCACAATCGCCTTGATTGAAATGTTCAGTAGTTCACGTAATTGATTTAATGCGGAACGTATTGCATTTGCGGCCGCATTTTTACCTGCTTTGACTGCTCCAGTTAATATTCCTATATCAGGAAAAATTCCATTAAACAAGTCACCTAAATTTAATCCTAAAGTGAATCTAACATCACAAGCGTGTGCTAAGTCTGAGTTTGTGAAACTGATACCTGTATTAGCCACCTGACCTAAAGCCAATTTTGGAGTTGTTGCTACGCCACCTTGTTGGAAAAATGAATCCCAACTATACACTGGTGGGTGGTTTTCAAATATTCTTCCGTTTTCCGTTGCGGTTTGTGCTAGATTTATTTTACTCATATTATTGTGCCTCGTTTGCTATACCAGGTAGATAACCTATCATAATAGGAAATTGGCCACTTTCACCATCACCAAAAAAGCCTACTACCCAATCACCTCTCATTAGACCTGCGACTGATCTAGGATTATTTATTGGGCGCATCGGATGTGCCCAAGGTAAATCTTGATCGGGAATTAAAGTGATATCATCTGTATGCCAACCATGAATTCGGACACGACAACGACCTAATCCAAGAGGGTCTGCAATGTCTGCAACAACACCAACCCACCAAACAAAGCCATTCAGTCCTGCAAAGTTATTAACTGCTTTCATTGTTTATTTGTTCCCAAAATATCATTAGAAGTAGCTGCCGCAAATGGTGATGGTACACTTCCTTTTGCGATTTCAATTACAGTTTTATAAGAAGTTGTTGATATCATATGTCGAGTTGCGGTCACAAGATAGTTACCTGAATAATACATTTCAGGTTCTTTATTAAGTGGATCACGTGATAACAGATTGAATTCAATAACTGAACCGACCGTTAAATTTGGGTCTCCAGGCACAGACAATCTCAATCTATGATAGTTGGCTAATTGTATTTGAGCAGTTCTATATGGTATGTAAGTTTCTGCCCAAATGTTATGTGCTGTGTTTGCCTGACCAACCACTTTAGCATCATCAAAGTTTGAAAATACTAACTTAAGACAGGCTTCTGATGTATCTGTCATCATATCACCAAATCTGTTAGTATAACCATTATTTAACCCATAAGGATTTAGGTCATTTGCTTCATTTTTATATTCATCGTAGTTGAATTTAGTAATCTTTTTTGACCTGGTCAATATGTCAACTGAAATGAGTTTGTTTGCAAACATACCGGAGTTTGTTGCATTGAGTGTGTCGAATGAGTCTAAAATTTCGTAGGTGATAGCATTTGTCATCTGTTCCGACATGTCGGTATCATGTACCTTAACGGTATTTTTCGGATCGTAGCGGTAACTATCATAAGGATTAGCGTATATTAGCGATTGTAAAGATTTGTAAAGAAATTTATCTTTATTTTGGAAGAATACCATATCCGAACCTGGTATGTTTCCAACAGGTCTAGCATAGGTCGATAACCAATTGATCGCATCAAATGGTTTTAAATAAGGAATTATGAAATCATATGGACCATATGTCTCATCAATCTCCAACTTACTTTCCGGTATCTTCAAGTAATTTGTGCATATATCCTTAACAATATCTGATATTTTTGTATTTGGATAAGATTTGTTTATTTTATATTGTTCAGATAACATCATTTCTTCTGAACAGAAATACAAACAATAACTTTCCGATTCCATTGTGCCGCCAAGTTTTCTCTTGCCGGCTTTGTAAATGCGAAAAGTCTTGTCTATGATGAAGCTGTTATCAGATTGTTTCTTAAGAATGAGCCTTAAAAACTCGGTACCCATCAGACTAAGTTTTTCTATTAAGCCTGATGTTTCAGCTATCATCAAGTAACCAGTGACAGAATTGTTGAATAAGTCCTCGTTATACGATAATTCCACCATAAGAAAACGCAAATCAATAAGACCAGTTGACGTAACTAGAGTTAACGTCTGTAAGTCAAAGTCTTTTGTATTTCTAATTAAATTCGACACTTTATTTTCCTATCAATGTCGAAAATTGATTCTCAATTGAACCAGCATAAGATTTATCCAATAATTGAATTGCTCGCTTCTGTTCATTCTGTTCAACCTCATAATCATAAATCGATTGTGTGTATTTTGTGATTGTTATGGTAGAATAAGAACCATTAGGAAAACTTAAAGTCAACGGCTGAGAAGTGTTTGTAATGTTAGCATATGCATTTGAATCCACAACATACAATGTTGTCGTTGTATTTGAATAATTGCTATCATATACTTGGACACTTTTGATATAGTTCTGTATTGTTGTTTGAGTGTATGCCAAAATCTGTGCAGAATTTGCATTGGTGCCGCTAGGTAAACTATAGTAAGTATTAGCTTCACCTTGATACTTGTCCATAATATAGTCTATGAAAAGTAAACCACTCATTGGCCATTCAGATTGCAAATCTAATATTTGGTTGGAGTAACCAACAATCCAATATCTATATGGATCAGAATAGTATTTGTTACCTATAATTTCAGGTGTATCACCGTCCGATATATCATAATTATAAAAGATGACCTGATTTTTTAGAAGGTTAGGAATAACCTCTGCTCGATTTAGTATGTTCTTTACTACAATCTTATTGTTATTGTAGTCTGTAGTTAAAGTTGTTGGGAACTGTTGAAAGTAATACATTAACGTAGTATTCCTGTAGTTGCGGCTGTGGCGATTTCATTTTTTCCGGCTTCCAGTTTTTGTTTGGTAACGATTTCAATTTCTTTAAATGTTAATGTCAATTGAGTTTGAACTGGTGCACCATCTTTATATGAGGCAAAGCCATTAGGTGTGTAATTAATATCCATGTCTGTTAAAACACAATCGCCGTATTTTGGAAGATGTATGTTCTCATGAGCACCAAACATAAATTCTATGTTAAATAATGAAGGTGGTATAAAAAACATACCTGTATCGGCTACACCTGGCGCCAACAAATCAGGTGCAAAATGATATTTAAAAGTGAATAGAATTTGTCTTACAGTTTCAGCTTCATTTGCGTTTTTTGGAGTAAAATTGAACACCAATTGGAAATGTCTAAATGCAATACCACGATAAATCATTTGTAACTGTGGATTGATTGCATAACCAGCGCCTTTCAGTGCAACATCTCCAATGGCATCTGAGTTTACGTCTATACCTGAACCTTTTGCTGTGGCGGTTATTGCATCTACTATAGTTTTAATTTTACCTGCTTCTGCTCCAAGCGCACTTTGAGCATTTTTATCTCCACCTACATCAATTGCAGTCGAAATTTGTTGTACAGCTTTAAGTGCTCCACCCAAATCACTTGTTAAACTTAATTCATCATAAGAGGCTTCATAACTAGCATTCAAAGTATCAGGCATATATAATGCAATATATGCCTCTGGTTTTGTTGTTTGTGGTGAAATTACTAATTTTTGTCCAAAAAGTACTACTGTAGTTCCTTCTTTATCTTCAGTTGTTTTTTGGCCACCAACCACTGATGCACCTGATGGTATGATTTTTTTGACTGAAAACTTGACATAGTGGTTTTTAGTTGAAGTACCCAAATCCTCAGGATATTTAAGTGTGGCCGCCACACCTATAGGTTTAGCCATATCTTCAAGAGGTCCCCTGGTACCGGTACCTCTTGAAGTGGAAACTGTTTGTAATGTTACTGGCATGTCTAACCTTTAATTTTTTTACTATAATATTTATGGCATATTCTGGATACTTTAGACCTAAGAACCCAAAGAAGTATGTTGGTGATCCAACCAACATCATATATCGTTCTAGTTGGGAATGTAGGGTTATGACTTGGCTGGATGGAAACCCAAATATCATTTCTTGGGCATCGGAAGAACTTACAATACCATATTTATCACCGGTTGATGGAAGGGTACACCGTTACTTTCCAGACTTCTTGGTTAAGGTTAAAACCAAAGATGGCACACTCAAAACTATGATTCTTGAGATAAAGCCAAAGAAACAGTCAATAGAACCAGTCAAAAAGAAACGATTGACTAAGCAATATATACAGGAAGTTGCCACTTGGGGTATCAACCAAGCAAAATGGAAAGCCGCAACGGAATATGCTTTAGATAGAGGTTGGGAGTTCAAAGTTTTGACTGAGGAGCACCTTGGTTTGTGACTAAATATCAGATGAACACCAAAAAACCATCAGAGTTAACAAATTTAGCTGAAAGTAAGAAGGCTCTAGGACATAAAACTATGTCTAAGAGTGCTATTGAATGGATGTATGAAAAGATTGAGGAAATCAAACGTCCAAGTTTAATAGCCAATCAAATAAGCAAAGAAAGTGGAAGAAAAACATCTCAATTCCGTGTTGGAATGATGTATTGTTTTTTCTATGACGCAAAAACAAAAAATGAACTGCCATATTGGGATAAGTTCCCAATGGTATTGGTGTTGGAAAAGTATAATGATGGTTTTCTTGCTCTAAACCTACATTATTTGCCAGTTAAGTACAGAATAGCATTTTTGCAGAAACTGATGAGGTTTGCACAATTGACTGCTGACGATGACATTAAGCGTATCCGAATTAGTTATGAAATCCTGGATGCATCCAGACGTTTTGCTGAGTTTAAGCCTTGCCTCAAGCGTTATCTGTATAGCAATATGCGTTCGAAATTGTTGATGATTAAACCGAATGAGTGGGATATTGCCACAATGTTACCTCTACAGCAATTTAAGAAAGCAAAAGAACAGAGAGTATGGAGAGAATCCGTCAAAGAATATCGCCAAGATTTAAGAGAATTTAACACACCAGAAGAATAAAGATGCCATTAAACATTTCAGAGTTTGTAAATAATTTTTCAAATGATTTGGCTAGACCAAGTCGCTTTGAAGTTTACTTCACGGTTCCAGCATTGCTATCTTTAAATTATGGTGGAATTGTTAGAGATTTGACGTACACCTGTGAAACTGCTGAATTGCCATCGAGAACATTTGGCACAGCAGATCAGAAATTTGGTTCTAATCCAACTCAAAAGTTTCCAATTCATTCTTCTTATAATGATCTCACATTGGGTTTTATAATTAAAGACACAATGGAACAAAGAACAATTTTTGACGTTTGGATGGAATTGATTAATCCTACAAACACTTTCGATTTTAATTATAAAGATGATTATAAAGCAACTATAAATGTGGTACAATATGATTTGAAAAATAACCCATCATATACCACAATAATTTATAACGCATATCCTATTGTGGTAAACCAATTGGATTTAGATTGGTCTTCTGATGGTCACCACAAACAAACTGTTGTTTTTGCCTATGATTACTGGCAACTTATTGGTTTTTCTGATGGACAAAATTCAACGGCATTAACACCTGCCGCCACAATAGTAGATACCACAGGACCAAAAATTATGCCAACTAAAGTACCACAACAAGATGATAATACTGATTATGGAGGTTGGTATGACCTCCAAAAGGAAATTGGGAAGATAGGTTTGGTTTAATTTTTTATGAGGAGAAAATGAAATGGCATTGCCAAAAATTGATACGCCGGTCTATGAACTAGACTTACCTTTATCAAAGAAACATGTAAGGTTCAGACCTTTCCTAGTCAAAGAACAGAAGAATCTTTTGATGGCTATGGAATCTGATGATAAAGAAACTATTGAAAACAACATTCGCCAAGTTTTACATAATTGTACGGTAACAAACGATGTTAACATTGATGATTTACCTATACTTGATGTTGAATATTATTTTTTGAATTTGAGAGCCAGATCAATTGGAGAAGTAGTTAACAGTAAATATAAATGTGGTAATGTTGTTGACGGCAAGGAATGTGGCGCTTCAATGGAATCTGAAATTAATTTATTGGAAATTAAAGTGCATATGCCAGATGGTATTGATGACTTGATACCTTTGACCAATAAGATTAGTGTTAAATTGAAGTATCCTGAGTACTCAGTCATCAAAGAGGTTAACAAACTTGAAAAAGCAACTGATATTGCTTTCAATATGATTGTTCGCAGTATAGAGTATATTTTCGATGGTGAACAATATTATTATGCTAAAGAATCCACATTTGAAGAATTGCAAGAATTCATATATTCATTGAATCAGGAACAATTCTCTAAGATCGAAGCCTTCTTTGATAATTTGCCAAAAATGACAAAGAACATCGATATGACATGTAAAAAGTGTGGCTTTGAACACCATATTGAAGTGGAAGGCCTTGAAGATTTTTTCGTCTAATATTTCGTAATGATACACTGAGTAATTATTATCAGACAAATTTTTCATTGATGCAACACCATAAGTATAGTTTGTCTGAACTTGAAAACATGTTACCGTGGGAAAGAGAGATATACGTTTCATTATTGATACAGTATATCGAAGAAGAAAACCAAAAACTAAAAGAAAAACAAAAAAATAAATGACCAAATTGGCGGCATTACTCGGTGGAACAGGTAAACCCGAAGAAGTGATGGACAAAACACCAGCACTTCTTAAGAGACCTGAAATGTCTCAGAAGACAGAGGATGGCTTATTGTCGCTTAAGAAAAAATTCGATCCTGCTACCATTGCTCGTTCTTTTATGACATATGGTGATTCCTCTCTGTACAAACAACAACCTCAAGTAACACCTACAATTAGTTTAGGTAAACGTGTTGGTAAACTAGATACAGCATCATATGCATCCATATCAGAAGATCAGAAGCAAAGAATGAAAAACGGCGATGGCCTTGCTGATGTAGCCGCTAAACTTGTCAACTTCATGAAAAAGGCAAGAAAAGAGTTAATACTTCAGAAAGAACTTGAAGAAGATTTTAGAGAAGAATTGCACGAGAAAGCAAAACGTGAACATCAAAAAACTTTAAAAAGAATTTCTGATGCTAAGCCAAAAAATGAAAAGATATTGGGTGCCAAAGGAACACCTCTACAACACATTTCAGAATTGGGTGCCAAAGCTGATCCAACAACTGCTCGCAATGTTGCAAAAAGACAAGGTGAAACCAGCACAACAACTAACCCAAATCCAACATCAGAATTTAAAATTCCAGCTACGGTATCACAAAAGATACTTTCAATATTTAAAAAAGCACCATCTAAAGCAACAAGCGAGGCCGCAGGTATAGGAAAAGGTCTAAGTTCAAAAGTTCCTATTTCTACTCCAGCTTCTCCAGCAAAAACTATTGGTGCGGCAGCTGGTGCAGCCACAGCAGGAGCAGGTGTCGGATTTGTAGCAGGTAAATCAATCAAAGAGAAAATAGGAGGATCAGAATCTGGAGGCACATACAACATTATGAACATCACGAATTTGGATAAAAACAATTCTGCTGTCGTGAAAAAGGGAAATATTGGTTTAGATGGTAAACCTTACACTAAAAATTTGACTGATATGACCATTGGTGAAGTCCTAGATTTGGCCGATTCTAGAGATAAATTGGTAAAACAAAATGGTGCAGGTAAGGCCGCAGGTAAGTATGGATTTATGCCCGGTACAATATCTGATATGGCTAAGAAAATATATGGTGATAAATGGAGAGATCAAATATTCAATGAAGAAACTCAAGAAGCATTGATGGACACACTTGTTCAAGTAGAAGCATCAAACTTGATAAAAATGGGTATACCCGTGACAGATGCCACATTGTATATGTCACATTTTGTTGGTCCAGGTAGAGTTTCACAATTATATAATGCAAATGATAATGATAAGATGAGCGACATCCTTGGTCAGTCAGCTTCAAATGCAAATAAAGTAATTGCAAAAATGACCGTAGGAGAATATAAGAATCACTTGCGTAAAAGGGGTTTTGATTTTCAACCGATTGATGGTAAAACTGTTCAGATGCAAACTGCCGCACCAACTACAGGTACAACATTGAATGTTCAATCAAAAATCAATACGGAAATGAAAAAAGAAATGAGTGATAAAAAAGATGCAACTGTTGTGGATGCATCTACAACCATCAAAACTGTAATTTCTAGAAAGAATGTTTCGGTCAGATATGATGATCCTGGACCAGGAAAAGCTACTATAACAAACCATTACAATCAAATGGATAAACAATGGACATAAAATCACCTCAAGGAATGTCTTATTCAAAAGCATCCGGTATTAGAAACAGATCACTTAAGGGTTTAATTTTAGATCATCTGGAGCATGGTGACTCTTTGGGTGATGCAATCACTAAAACAATTTCCTCTCGTACTGAAGCACAATTAGTTGGTATCAAACAAGCATTCGATCCACTTAACATAGCAAGAAAACTGACAGGTAATCTAGGCGCTTATTTGTTTGGTAGAGCCACTGGTCGTTCAAGAAAAGACATACAATTTTTTACTGGTCGCCGTTACAAAAAAACTGTAACAGAAAAATCTGGTGGTGGTCGTAAAGTTGGTAGCTTAGATACTGCACAATACACTACTGTACCTGAGGGTAAATTACAGAGGTTCAGAAAAGGTGATGGTGCCGCCAATATCTTAGCTAGAATGTTGAATCTCATGAAGAAATGGCATGAGGAAGATATATTGTATCGTGAACTTCTCTTACATAGAGAAGAAGACATGCATGAAGAAAAAGAAAAATGGAATGATGATATAACTAAAGCAATTGAGAAGGCTTTAGGTAAAGGCGGTGGAAACAGTCTAATTGAAAAAGAAGAAGAAAGTGCCATTTCAAAAATAATGAAAGGCCCTATAGGCCAATTGGTAGGTAAAAGACTTGCTAAGTCCAAATTTATGGCAAAAGGCCTTGGTAAAATTATTACCAAAGGCAAATCTATCACTGAACTTAAAAGTGTGGCCAATTTCTTTAAGAGTACACCAAAGGTTGCAGAAACTGCGGCCGCCACAGCAACTAAAGCGGTTAAACCTGGTTTCTTAATGTCAGCAGAAGAAAAAATTGCGGATCGTGGTGCCAGAATTGCGGCAGAATCGGGCAAAGTAGCAACTGAGGGTGCAGGTAAAATAGTAAGTAAAGAAGCCGCTAAGGAAGCTGAAAAGGTAGGAGCAAAAGCGGTTTCTAGTACAATTGGTAAAAAGATACCGATTGTTGGTGCTCTTGTTGGCTTAGGATTTGGTATCAGTAGGGCACTTGAAGGAGATTTTACGGGTGCATCACTAGAAGTTGCATCTGGACTACTAGGCGGTTCTGGTTTTGGTTTAGCTGGAAGTTTTGGTATAGACGCATATCTTGCCGCCAGAGATTTGGGTGTAGTCGGTAACAAATACAATAAACAAAAAGCAAGTACACCTAATGTTATACCGAGGGGTACACAACCAGCGGCACCAAACAAACCAGGCAGCCCAACAAACAACACTGACCAACCAGCGGCACCAAACAAACCAGGTAGTAAAGCATCCAACTCTGCTTCTAATACACAACAAGGAATGGCTGCTTATGTTCCACGTAGAGCATCAGAATCTGGAGCTGGTACTGCGGTAGCCGCTACTGCTACTCCAGCGGAAAAAACAACACCGGCACCGGCAGCATCAGCCATGCCAATGACACAAACAGCCACGCCTACACCTCCTGCTCCTAATACATTATCTCAAAAAGCAACGAACAGTATAAAAGAGAATGTTGATTTACAGACAAAGAATATGTCTACAAGTTCATTTAATGTTATCAACACACCTAAAGTCTCCAACAACTTTGTTGGTGAACAGGATGTTAACTATAACACAAAATTTAATGTTCGGGAATCTGATGAAACATTCCACTGGTTAACAAAACAAAATACTCGACTGGTATAAAAAACCCCGCACTAGGCGGGGTAAAACTTTTTTATGGAAGGAAGTTTTTTATTCTTCAGCTAACTTTGAGAAGTATGCTAAATCATCATCTTCGATGGTATCCTCTACCTCGACAGGT